AATTAAAATCTTCACGCTTGATTTAGAGTGTGAATGTGAACATGGTTTTCCTGATCCTGATACTGCAAGAGAACCTATTATTTGTATTACGGTCAAAAATCATAGTAATAAACAAATTATAACTTGGGGTACTGGCGACTTCTTAACAAAGAAATCAAATGTAACCTATATCAAATGTGAAAACGAAAAACATTTATTGCTAGAGTTTCTAAAGTTCTGGTGTAAAAATCATCCTGATATTATTACAGGTTGGAATGTTAAGTTCTTTGATGTGCCTTATCTAATGAATAGAATGAGAATGATATTTGATAATGACACTATCAATAAAATGTCGCCTTGGAATTATGTTAATGCTGAACGAATACAATTAGGACAAAAGAATCAACAATACTGGAATATGTTAGGCATATCTGTACTAGATTATTTTGATCTATATAAAAAGTTTACATATGTTAGACAAGAATCTTATAAACTTAATTATATTGCAAAAGTAGAATTAGGCGAATCTAAATTAGAAAATCCGTATGATACATTTAAAGAATTTTATACAAACGATTATCAAAAGTTTGTAGAATATAATATCCAAGACGTAGAATTAGTTGATAGACTAGAAGATAAAATGGGTTTGATTGATCTATGCTTAACTATGGCATATGACTTTAAAGTTAATTATACAGATGTCTATTCGCAAGTAAGATGTTGGGATACTTTAATCTATAATCATTTACATAAAAAGAAAATTGCAATACCACCAAGAGAAGACCATGATAAGGCGACACAATTCGAAGGTGCGTATGTAAAAGATCCACAACTAGGATTACATAAGTGGATTGTTTCTTTTGATTTAAATAGTTTGTATCCTCATTTAATTATGCAATACAATAATAGTCCTGAAACTTATGTAGGTGTAGAACCTAAAAATATAGGTGTAGAAAATTATCTAAATCAAAAGTTTAATCTTAAATGGTTAAAAGAAAAAAACTTAACTATTGCACCTAACGGCGCTTTGTTTAGAAGAGATATACAAGGTTTCTTGCCTGAGTTAATGAAAAAGAATTATGATGCTAGAGTTATCTTCAAAAAGAAGATGATAAAAGCAAAACAAGAATATGAAAAAACAAAAGACCCTATCTACAAAAAAGAAATTAGTAGATGTCACAATATACAAATGGCAAAGAAAATATCTCTAAACTCTGCTTACGGCGCAATCGGCAATCAATACTTTAGATACTTTGAAAAAAACCAGGCAGAGGCGATTACTATGGGCGGTCAGTTAACTATTCGTTGGGTAGAAAAAGATATAAACAAGTTTATGAATAAAGTATTAGGCACAGATAATAAAAATTATGTTGTTGCGTCTGATACAGATTCAATCTATTTAAGATTAGATGAATTAGTACAAAAAACTTGTAAAGATAAAACAACTCAACAGATTACAGATTTCTTAAACAAGGCTGCTGAAGATAAGATACAAAAAGTTATTGACAAAAGTTTTGAAAATCTTGCAGATTATGTAAATGCCTATGAACAAAAAATGATTATGAAACGAGAAGCAATTGCTAACAAAGGCATATGGATTGCTAAGAAAAGATATATTTTAAATATGTATGATGAAGAAGGTGTTAGATATGAATATCCTAAACTTAAAGTTATGGGTGTCGAAGCAGTTAAATCATCTACGCCTGAAGTTTGTAGAGGTAAAATTAAAGAGGCAATACGAGTTATTATGAATCAAAACGAAGATGATTTGATTAAGTTTGTTGCAGATTTTAAAACACAATTTAGAAATTTAAGTCCTGAGAGTGTTGCGTTTCCTAGGTCTTGTAATAATTTAGAAAAGTATATTGATCCGTCACAGATTTATAAGAAAGGCACACCTATTCATGTAAAAGGTTCTTTACTTTATAATCACTATTTACATAAACATAATTTAGAACAAAGATATCCTGTAATCAAAGAAGGTGATAAAATAAAATTTTTAATGTTAAGACTACCTAACTCTGTAAAAGATACGGTTATTTCTTTTTCAACATATCTACCTAGAGAGTTTAAATTAAAACAATATGTAGATTATGATAGTCAGTTTGAAAAAACATTTACAGATCCACTAAAGTTTATCTTAAATGCTATCAACTGGAAACTAGAGAAAGAAGCAACCTTAGAAAGTTTTTTTGCATGATAGAGGGTATAATAATATTATTAATAGTGCTACATTGGAGTTTCTCTTTCGGTATGTATGTTGCAGCCGTAAGTGATATACCAATTGCTAGATTTTTGATGTTAATGTTTTTTATAAAAATGATGACATCAAGTTTAACTCAAGGAGGAGTATAATGCGTGAAGGCGTGAAGTTACCAAAGGTAACATTTAAAGTAAGAACAGGAGATCAAACACCAGAAGATGGTGGATGTCCTATCGGTGGTACTTGGTTAGATAAAACAACAGATGATTACTTCAAAGGTAAGAGAGTAATCTTGTTTAGTTTGCCAGGTGCATTTACACCAACCTGCTCATCAAAACAACTACCAGGTTTTGAATATAACTATAACAATATGAAAGAATTAAAGATAGATGAAATCTATTGTATGAGTGTTAATGACTCGTTTGTTATGAACGCATGGGCAGAAAAAATGAACATATGTAATGTTAAAGTTATTCCTGACGGATCAGGAAACATGACTAGATTTTTAGGTATGTTAATTGGTAAAAATCATTTAGGTTTCGGCAATAGAAGTTGGCGATTTATGGCTGTTATCAACGATGGTGTAATTGAAAAATGGTGGCAAGAACCAGGAATCAATAATGATGGTGTTGATGATGACCCATACATTGAAACTACACCTGAGAATATGTTGGCATATTTACATGGACCACACACTCAAACAAGGTAAGTACGGAGTAATTTATGCAGATCCACCTTGGACGTTTAAAACATATTCTAACAAAGGCAAGGATAGAAGTCCTGAAAAACATTATAAGGTGCTTAGTCACTCTGACATTTGTAATTTGGGTGTTGGCAACCTTGCTAAGGATAATGCAATCCTTTTAATGTGGGCGATAGACCCTTTACTTGATAAAGCATTTGAAGTTATTAAGGCATGGGGTTTCACCTACAAAACCGTAGGATTTACTTGGGCGAAGACTAATAAAAAGTCTGAAGGTTTTTTTACAGGTTTAGGATATTGGACTAGAGGTAATCCAGAAATGTGTTTACTTGCAACAAAAGGTAAACCTAAACGATTATCTAAATCAGTGCCACAATTAGTTGTTTCTAAACGTAGAGAACATAGTAGAAAACCAGATATTATCTATAATCATATAGAGAATCTAGCAGATGGACCTTACTTAGAAATGTTTGCTAGAACAAAAAGACCTGGTTGGGATAGTTGGGGTAATGAGATTGACAAATTTAAATAGAAATGATATAATATAGACATGGATTACTTGTACAAATACGCAGATCATAATAAATTACCTATAATGGATCAAATAACATTTGAGCGTTATACAAACGAAATAGGTAAAGAAAAGTTTAGAGAAGACTTGGCTGCATATATTGAAAAAGAAAGACCAGTATTTCCTCTTAAAAAAATTACAAAAGATGATGTAAGAAATGATTTTAAAGATTTACAAAAGTTTGATACAGCAAAATATTTAAAAGTAGATGTAGATAATGTTATGGAAAAATATGATGACTATGAAAATCCATATAGTACATTTGGTTTAGGTATCATAGATGCACCGTCAACATTTAATAATATATCAAATTATTTTCATCAAAAGACTAGATTAAATTGTTCTAGTTATAGTTTCAAAGCGCCTTTAGATGTATGGCAAAATGGTAATGCAAAAGATATATGGCGATGTCTAGGTCCTATATGGCGTGGTATCAATGATATGAAAAAAGTTATGGTTGATGGCAAAGAAGAATTAAGAGGTGGTCAATTAAGTGAGGCAAGTTATTTAAGTGCATTTAGATTAGGCACATATATTGCAACACAATTTAAACCTAATGTTGCAAAAACAATTTATGATATGACTAGAGCAGGTAGAGTATTAGATACCTCATGTGGTTGGGGTGATAGACTTGCAGGTTTTTATACAAGTAATGCAACACAATATTATGGTTGTGATCCTAATCCTAATACATATGAACAATACATGGAACAATGTGTATTCTATGAAGAGTTATTAGGTAATGGTGCTGATGTAGATGAAAGAGTGGATAGTCAAGGTAGAAATTATTTTACTATGTCAGGTCGTAAGTTTGTAAAGATATATAGATGTGGGGCTGAAGATTTACCTTGGGAAGATATTACAGATATTGATTGTGCATTTACAAGTCCGCCATATTTTTCTACTGAAGAATATAATAAAGGTGGTGAACACGAACAAGATCAATCTTGGTTTAAGTTTGATGAATATTC